CTGATCGAGTTGGGCTGTCTAAGCGTAGTCTACAGACCAACATCACTGTCGATTTCGCTGCAATGTTAGATCGGGCCATAGATCGGTCCAACAACGCGGCCTTCCGCGAGGGTGTCAGTGAAGGACCACTAATTGAATCGCCCCGGCCCAACGTCCCAACCCCAACGCCCCCCACCACCGTGTTGGGCCGGGGTACCTTCCGAAGGAGGTTCTAACTGTGGGTGTTCCTCCAACTGGGCAATCCTGCGCAACTTGCGTATTTATGATCGAGCACGGCGCCGATCCTAACTTCTGGTACGAATGCCATCATGATCCGACTAACCAAAATCCACAAACCAACACCTGGAGACAAATCAAGCAGTCAGACTGGTGCGGAATGTGGTCTGACACGCTGCCACCGGGGCAATTGGCAGCGGTCAGCAAGGCTGGTACAGACCCAGCGGCTACGGCTAGCACGACTGAGGTCATGATGGGTCTTGGGGCCACGTTTGTCATCACTCCGGTGAAAACTGGGCGGGTGGCAGCGATCGTTGGTGGAACTTGTGCCAACGACTCAGCTAACGGAGGGCTCAATATCACCGGTCGGTACGGAACTGGGACAGCAGCGGCAAACGGAGCCGCTGCAACATCTTATCAAGTATGGTCGACGACGCAGAAGTACTTCATGACTTCGGCCAAGGACGTATCAGGGTTTACGGTGATTGGTGGTTTCACTGGTGAGCCACTTGGAACGCCAATGTGGTTTGATGTATCGATCGCAGCCACTGGCGGTGGCAACGCCAGCGTGGCCGATACACAATGTTTGCTGTGGGAGCTCTAAATGCCGACCGTGCCTGAGCTACCGCAGGCAGAAGAGGGCGATTTCATCGATAAGCACGCCCGCAGGGTCGGAATTGACCCAGCGTGGATGCGGAAGATCATGCGGATAGAGTCAGGAGGTGATCCATCGCAACAAACAGGGTCTTACAAAGGGCTTTTTCAACTAAGCGAGAAGGAATTCCGTCGTCATGGCGGCTCTGGGTCAATTTTCGACCCTGAGCAAAATACAGCAGCTGCTGCGAACAAGTTGGCGCAAGAAAAGCTCAACTTCAAGATAAAATACGACCGTGATCCGACTCTAAAAGACATCTACATGATCCATCAACAAGGCGAAGCCGGTTACGCTGCGCATATGGCAAATCCCGATGCTCCGGCCTGGCAAAACATGCTTTCGACCGCTGAGGGCAAGCAAAAGGGCGCAGCCTGGGCAAAAACAGCAATTTGGGGCAATCTAAGCTCTGAAGCCAAGGCAAAGTACGGCAGTGTCGAAAATGTCACCTCCGCAGACTTCACCGGCGAATGGGGAGGCAAAATCGAAGGAACAGCGCAAGGTTCAGTCAGGCGGGCGAGAGGGGGAGTGGCTAAAGAAGGCTATCGAGTCGACTATGGTGAGGAAGAGCCAGAGGAAGAGCCAAAACCTACGAAACCGCCGCCAGAGTTCGAGCCGGTGCCGGTGGATACGAGTTTGAGGTTCGGCCAGTTCACTCCAGAGCTACGGAGCTTCAAACATGAATAGTCGAGACGTAGTGATAGCCTTTGGCATAGTCGCGTTGGTGGTTATCCTTGGCATAATCGTGTGGTGGTACTTAACATGATAACTGAATTCGAATTGGGATGGCTAGTTGGATATATTGAGGGTGAGGGCTGCTTCAACCTTCACGTCAACAGTTCACTACGAATTTCAATCCAGAGCATGGACTACGATGTCATGCTGAAATGTGCATCCATATTAGGAAGAATAATCGGAAAGGAAGTTCGTGTTGGATGGACTGATAGAAGCGATCAGTCCGGGATATTCCAGTTCGCTGTTTATGGCAAGAATGCTGAAAAGGTGATGGCTTTGTTAGTAAATCATATGGGCGAACGCCGCCAAGCAAAGATACGTGAAATCTTAGAGAGGAAGTATGAATACAAAGCTGCTTGAGTGGCTAGCTTCAGTTAGCCATGATCCTTATCGATTTGTCATGGGGGCCTTTCCATGGTCCGAGAAAGACACACGTCTGGCCGACTTTCCAGATGGGCCGCAGCCTTGGCAGAAGGAAATCTTAAATTCGATAAGGGATGGCCTTATTGACATCAACAAGGCAATCCAGATAGCCGTTGCATCAGGCCATGGAGTAGGCAAAACTGCATTGGTGTCTTGGATTATCTTATGGGCTCTCAGCACAAAACCAGACACCCGCGGGGTAGTCACGGCAAATACTGAGACCCAGTTGAAAACCAAGACTTGGGCTGAATTGGGAAAATGGTTTTGGATGTTCTTAGCTAGAGATTATTTCTCATTCACGGCAACTGCCATCTTTGCAAAGGATACTGCCCATGAAAAGACTTGGCGAGTGGATCTCATCCCGTGGTCCGAGCGAAACACAGAGGCATTTGCTGGGCTACATAACAAGGAACGGCGCATTCTGGTGGTGTTCGACGAAGCATCGGCGATTCCGGACATCATTTGGGAGACCACTGAAGGCGCACTTACTGATGCTAACACGGAGATCGTTTGGTGCGTATTCGGCAACCCGACTCGCAACACCGGAAGGTTCCGCGAGTGCTTTCCTGGCCAGCGGCATGCGAAGGCATGGAAAAGCAAGCAAGTCGATTCTCGTGAAGTCTCGCTTACCAATAAAGACCAACTTGCGGCGTGGATCACCGCATACGGCGAGGACTCGGACTTCGTACGCATTCGTGTCAAAGGGGTTTTCCCAAGGACTGGCGAAATGGAGTTCATTTCGGCAGAAACCGTCGATGCAGCGTGTACGAGTGAAGCGAGCTCGGATTCTGGTGATGCACTAGTGATAGGAGTCGACGTTGCCCGATACGGAGCCAACGAATCAGTCATATGGTTCCGAAAGGGCCGAGACGCTAGGTCCATTCCACCTGTGCGCCTTAGAGGCACAAGCACTGTCGAACTTGCTGGAAAAGTGTCGGAGTGCTTCCACCGATACAGAATTGATGGAATATTTGTTGACGGCGGGGGAGTTGGCGGCGGGGTTGTCGACCAGTTGCGAGCGCTTCATATTCATGTGTTCGATATTAATTTCGGCGGAAAAGCAGAAGGCTACGGGTTCACCACCGGAGTAGAAGGTGAAAAGTACGCAAATAAACGTGCCGAAATGTGGGGAATGCTCCGCGGATGGCTCAAACACGGAGCAATTCCTAATGATGCTGATCTTAAAGCCCAGCTGGTGGGCCCGACGTACACGTATACTATCAAGAATGAGATTCAACTTGAGAAAAAAGAAGACATGATGCGACGAGGACTTGATTCCCCGGACCTTGCCGATGCATTAGCGCTGACGTTCGCTATGCCTGTTGCCGCACACCAGGGCGAGGCTCCGGGGAAGCCTTTAGTACAAAGTGAGTACAATCCCTACGACACTAAGAACATCTACGGAGAAATGATCGATCCCGACCTCGAAGAGCGGAGGGTAGCATGACTTTCGTCAGTAGACTCTTCACTCCTCCCGGTGCAGGTGCAAATCCACCTGGGTCGCCACTGAATCCACTGCCTACAGCTGATGCTGGTGCAGCTCCAACACCAGCGCCGATAGCCCCAGTTCCACCGCCACCAGTTCCACCAGCACCGACAGCGCAAGCTCAAGCTCCGCCGTTGTTTTCTCCAAGTGCAACACCAGCCGCAGCACAACGTGCCAGAGCCTCGATCACCGCCACAACGCTTGGTGCAGCAGCGACGACAGGACAGACCGCTAGAAAAACCTTATTGGGTCAATAATGCCAACGAATGGAAACGGACAATTCGACTATCCAGCCAATCCCTGGTCCGCGGGGAAAATGCGCAAGAAAGGTCAACAGCCAGACTTTGACTATGCCTTTCAGCAGACAGCTGCACCAGCAGGAGCGGAAATGACTCCAGCGCAGCAAGTGTTTGAACGAAGTAGGCCAGAACTTGGCGAGAGTGCCTCTGGTAAGGCCACGCCGACCCCGTCCGACGTAACTATGGGCTCGATGATGCTTAGGAATCCTGTTGGCCAAGTCGTGTCGGTGGCGAACTTTCTAGGCGATACTACTGTGGGGAAGAAGATAAAATCACGTATTTCCGACCTACTCTCGGCTGGGGCGTCTAAAGAAGAAATTCATGCAGCATTGAAACCATATAAGTGGTCAGTCCACCAAACGGAGGCGCAGTGATGCCCACAGTTCCAACACTTAACCCCGAAGAAGTCGCCAATCCTCAAAACCAGCTCGGTGACATGACCCCAGGGCCATCGCAGATCATGATGGCCGCAGCTACGATGCATGGAATGGGCAGGCTGCTCAATTCCGGTAAAGGAATGCACTCCGATGCCGTTGGGGCAAGGCTTCCGCACAGAGCTAAAGGTTTCTCTCAGAGACAGACTAAATGAACGACAACTACGTAAGCGACTCTGATCTGAGGCTTCACCGGCACGTGAATGAGCGTCTGCTGGGCCTACGCGTGAATCGATATTCTTGGTGGGTCCACGCTCGAGAACTTGCTGACTTCATTTTGCCTCGAAGGTACAAATGGCTTATAACCCCGAATCAAATGACTCGTGGTTCACCGATAAATCAACACATCCTGGATTCAACTGGTACTCTGGCTGCACGCAACTTAGCGAGCGGGATGATGTCTGGTATCTCATCTCCAACACGCCCGTGGTTCAAGCTGAAGATTGGCCACATAGATTCAACGCAGACTTCCCCGACCTCTTTGTGGCTCTCCGAATGCGAGAGACTGATGATGCTCGTCTTCCAAGAATCCAATTTCTACAATTCAATTGCGATTGTGTATTTCGATCTTGTTGTCTTCGGAACGGCGGTAATGTTAGTGTACGAGGATTTCGATAACGTAATTCATTGCTATAACCCATGCTTCGGCGAGTTCTATCTCGACATGGACGGCAGGTATCGTCCGGTGATATTCTTCCGTGAATTTACAATGACCGTGGACCAGGTGGTGAATCAGTTTGGCTTGGAGAACACCTCCACGCAAGTCAAGAGCCTTTACAAAGAAGGCAAAGCTTCGCTAACCAGAGAAATTATTGTGGCCCATGCCATCGAACCTAACGACGATGGGCGACAGTTTGGCATTCCAGAGCACTTTAAATTCCGTGAATGTTATTGGGAATGGGGAGGTTCTACTTCACCGCAAGGAGGCGTCAGCTATGCTCCAGGATTTCTGCGTAAGCGGGGGTTCTTCGAGAATCCTTGCGTTGCTGTTCGTTGGGACTTGGTCAGCAATGACGCTTACGGGCGCAGTCCAGGAATGGATGCGTTGCCTGATATTAAACAATTACAGCAGCAAGTTCGACGAAAGGGCCAAGCAATCGATAAAACCGTCAACCCACCAATGGTGGCTGATGTCCAGCTTAAAAACCAACCGGCATCTCTCCTTCCTGGTGGAACTACGTACGTAGCTGGAATGATGCAGGCCAACAATGCAGGATTTGCGCCGGTCTATGGGAATTGGAAGCCAGGGATAGCGGAGATAAGCGAAGATTTGAACGAAGTTCGTGAACGGATCAAGAGGATATTCTACAACGATCTATTTCAGGTTATCTCCCAGTTCCAGACCCGCTCGAATGTCTCTGCCACTGAAATCGACGCTCGCAGGTCTGAGGCGTTGATCATGTTGGGCCCTGTCCTTGAGAGGATAGAACATGAGTTGTTGCAGGTTGCTATCGACCGAACATTCGCAGTTATGTCTCGGTCCGGAGTTCTGCCACCACCCCCAGCTGACATTCAAGGACGAAATATTGACATTGAATACATTTCGATGCTTAGTCAGGCACAACAGGCAGCAGCTTCTAGCGGCATTGAACGAACACTACAGCTTGTGGGAGGACTTGTTGGCGTCGATCCATCCGTCATGGACAATCTCGACCTCGACGCGACGATAGAAATTTACTCCAATTTGATGAATAATAACCCTCGAATGATCCGCTCGCCGCAGCAGCTACAACAGATTCGCAAACAACGTGCCCAAGCGCAAGCTCAGGCGCAGCAAGCCCAGCAAGTTGAACAAGCCGAGAAACTCGCCGCTGGGGCAAAGAATCTCTCTGACACTGATCTCGGCGGTGGCAAGAATGCTCTCCAGATGATGACAGGTGCGGCATGAGTCATGTCATAGCCGTCAGACTGAGTGAAGGTGAATGGAATGCCTTTCAGGAACTGCGCAATCGTCACAACGTCACCGCTCAGCAACTGCTTCATGGGATCGTTATTGATGCTTTAGTAGAGGATGGATTCGATGCCTTACGATGCCGGGAGTCGGAAGGACGTTCGGACGATGGAGAAACAAGCGAAGTTGGAGGAGCAACAACGCCGTGAGTGCATTAATGGGATTATGTCAGTGGCACCAGGAAGGAAGTGGATGTGTGATCTGCTCGAGCATTGCCACATATTCGCTACAAGCTTCTCCGACGCTGCTATACGGATGGCCTTCATGGAAGGACAACGCGAAGTTGGGCTACGTTTGCTTACCGACATTATGGCCAGCTGTCCCGATGAATACATCACAATGATGGGAGAAAGAAATGCCAGACAATCCAGCATCGACGCCCGCCTCAGTCGAGAGGACGGAGACGGGAGCAATAGCGGACAAGGGCCAGACGACAGCCCCGATAGCGACGACACCGCAGACCTCGACTACACCCGATACACCGACCGATGATAAAACTCTTCTCACGCAAGAGTCGAAGTCGCTCGTCAATCAACCAGGGCCTGGACCCGCTACGTCTGAGGGCGCTCCGGAGACCTATGCAGCATTTAATGTTCCTGAGGGCTACAAGCTCGACGATGAGATCGCCAAAGAAGCAGGAGCGTTGTTCAAAGAACGAGGATTGACGCAGGAGCAAGCCCAGAAGTTCGTCGACTTCTATGTCGCCAAAACCAATGAAGCTGTCAACGCCCCGTATGAAGTATGGCGTGAAACACAAGCTGATTGGGTCAAGGAGGTCCGAAACGACCCGTTCTTAGGGCCAAGGCTGTCGCAGGTCACTACGACAATTTCGAAAGCGATCGACCATGTGGCTAGAGCTAATCCAAAGCTCGCCGAGAACTTCCGCTCAGCGATGGATTATACCGGCGCTGGAAACAACCCGCACTTTATCAGGATGTTCTATGAGATGGCTCAGCTTGTGACTGAAGGCGGCCATGTGGCTGGCAACAAGCCAAGTCCCGCAGGTCAGACGAAGCCTGGTGATGTGCCCAGCGCAGCTCGAGCCATGTATCCGAATCTACCGTGAAGCCCTGCCGCAGATGCGGTTGAATGGAG